GCTGGGTTAAACCTAAGGTAGAGGGTTAGGGATTACGGGCTGGCAAGGGCTGGCAACAGTTAAGGGCTGGCAGATTAAAAGAGTTTATTAAATTGGAGAGGGTCAATAGGTAGCCGTAGGGGTAGCACGCCCTCCAATTCTTACCAATACAGCACAGAGCAGGGCAGGGGGTGGGGGTCAGCACAAAATAGGACAAAACGGACCCCCGTATGTTTAATCCGCGCTTGTTATATGTTATGTACCCCAAATAAATATATTTCCTAAAGTGTAATCAGCTAGTCCGTAATGTCCGATTTGATATACTTTGTTTGTGAAGTGCACCACATTTATAAAGATTTTTTGTGTAAAAACGGGAAATCACCTATTTTTCTCGGCTTATATATAGTAGGGGAGTAAAACGGGGTGTGATGAGTTTTACGACCAACATCGCTACGGCAAAGCCTACGCGATGCCCCCTAAGGGCGAGCGAGGCTTTACCCCTCACTTCGCTGTAGCTCGTTCGGGAGCGTAACGTTAAGTGAAGCGAACCGAACAGCACACACACACTTCGCGGCAGGTGTAATAGATTGATCGCTCCACTATCAATTTTCCTCCCCACTATGTAAAGTCATCTCGTGGAGTTATCCACAGGTACATCCACAGGAGGATTAATGGCTGAAAACTCAGCAGACATCGCAAAGAGAATTATTCTCAATTGCGTAGCAGAAGCATTTACAATTGAGCAGGCTTGTGCCTCCGCAGGTAAATCTATGAAGACCTACGAATACTATCGTAGAACTGATAAAGTCTTTGCGGACAAGATAGACAGAACTAGGCTAGGTCTTAAAGACAAGCAGTTCGCATCAGGGGATGCTCACGATCTATCCTTCGCAGATTTCAGAGAACGTTTCTTACATAATAAAACCTTCCCCCACCAACAGAATTTAGTAGATGTTATAGAAGGCAATGAGCCTTCCTGGTTACATCCTTCAATGAAATACGAAAAGGGTATTGGCAATAACCGTATCCTTATCAACATTCCACCAAACCACGCTAAGTCAATCACCATCACAGTTGATTATGTAACTTGGCAAGTTTGTCGTAACCCTAACTTTAGAATCCTAATAGTCTCCCAAACCCAGCGCTTAGCAGCAGACTTTCTCTACGCTATTAAGCAACGTTTAACACATCCAATGTATGAAGAATTACAGACTGCCTACGCTGCTGGGGTTGGGTTCAAATCTAAGTCAGCCTCCTGGCAGGCAACTCGTGTTACCTTCGGTGATGAGTTGCGTGAATCTAGCGAAAAAGATCCCAACATAGAAGCAGTTGGTATTGGTGGTCAGATCTACGGTAAACGTGCAGATATGATTATCGTTGACGATGCTGTGACCCTATCAAATGCTAATGACTTTGAACGACAGATCAAATGGCTTACCCAAGATGTTAGATCTCGTCTTAACCCAACAGGTAAACTTATTATCATTGGAACTCGCGTAGCTTCCGTTGACCTATATAAAGAACTACGCAACCCAGATAGATACCCTGGTGGATTAGTTCCTTGGACCTACTTGGCTATGCCAGCATTATTAACTGCAGATGAAGATCCCAATAAGTGGGAAACTTTATGGCCTGCCTCAGATCAACCCTTTGACGGACAAGCAGAATCGGATAAGAACGAAGATGACTTATACCCAAGATGGAACGGGCGCAATCTTTTCAATGAGCGACAGAGTATGGATGCTTCAACTTGGGCGCTCATTTACCAGCAACAAGACATCTCTGATGACGCAGTTTTTGATCCTGTGTGCGTTCGCGGCTCTATTGATGGTATGCGTAAGAGTGGTCGCCTTACCCCAGGTCATCCTGGTCACCCAAAAGATTTAAACGGCTTTTCTATAATCTGCGGTCTAGATCCAGCAATGGTTGGAGATACTGCAGCTATCTGCTATGCGATAGATCGCATTAACCATAAGCGTTATATAGTAGATGCTATAAAGATTACTAGACCTACTCCAGCACAGATCAGAGATCTGATATTTAACTGGACATCTATCTACGGTCCTAGTGAATGGATTGTAGAGCGAAATGCTTTCCAATCTTTCTTAACCCAAGATGAAGGTATTAGAGCGCACCTTGCAACTCGTGGTGTTATATTACGAGAGCATCACACTGGTAATAACAAATGGGATGCAGGCTTCGGTGTAGCCTCTATGTCTACCTTATTTGGAAGTAAGCAACAAGATGGTAAACACCATAGAGATAATCTAATACATCTTCCAAGTGATCAAACTGAAAATGTTAAATCATTAATAGAACAGTTAATTACTTGGTCACCCACTACCAAAGGCAAGACCGATATGGTTATGGCTTTATGGTTCTGTGAGATCCGAGCAAGAGAGATGCTCAACCAAGGTATACACGCTAAGCATCATATGACTAACCCATTCCTATCAAATTCAGAAAAGCGTAAGCGAATGGTTATTAACATAGATGAGATGCTTAATGAAAAACAACGTACCTTTATTTAAGGAGAACAATTGTTAACAGTTAAAGAGATCGCAGCAAAAGCGACTAGATTACAGACTAAGTACGCTGCTCGTGATCAACGTATGCGCGATGTGCTATCTGTACGTCAAGGCGATATGTCCAAGGTATATCCTTCTATGTTCTCAGAGGATTATCCAAAACCTTTAGTTGCAAACTTTATTGATGTAGCGGCAAGAGACTTAGCAGAAGCAATGGCACCTATGCCATCATTTAACTGCTCAGCTACTAATATGGTTTCAGATGCTCAGCGTAAGTCTGCTGATATCAGAACTCGTATTGCTAACTATTACATAGCCTCTTCAGATCTACCATTACAGATGTACTCAGGAGCTGACTGGTTTAACACCTATGGTATGTTACCTGCTCTAGTTGAGATGGATTATGAAGGTAACAATCCCCGCATCCGACTACTTAATCCTTTCGGAGTCTATCCAGAGATTGATCGTTTCGGTCGTACCATATCCTTAACACAAGTTGTTGTATCAGATGCTGAATCATTAGCAGCACAGTTTCCTGAGTACGCAAGTCAAATCCTAAATGTTCGTAGCGTTTATCAATCAGCATCACCTTATCTATCAGTTATGCGCTACCACGATAAAGACCAAGATATGCTCTTTATTCCAGAGCGTAACAATTTAATTTTATCTAACACACCAAACCCAATTGGTAAATGTTTAGCAAGGGTTGCAGTTCGCTCATCATTAGATGGCGAAGCTCGCGGTCAGTTTGATGATGTACTATCAGTACAACTTGCTCGTGCAAGATTTGCTATTCTACAGATTCAAGCAGCAGAGAAATCTATCCAAGCACCTATTGCTATCCCACAAGATGTACAAGAACTTGCACTTGGTCCTGATTCAATTATGCGTTCTGCTAACCCACAAGGTATTCGTAGAGTTCCATTAGAATTACCAGCAGGAGTCTTTACAGAGTCTGGTGTATTAGAAAGAGAACTTCGTCTAGGTGCTAGATATCCTGAATCTCGTTCAGGTCAACTAGATGCTTCTATCATTACTGGTCGTGGAGTTCAAGCATTACAAGCAGGCTTTGATACACAGATCAAAGCAGCACAAGCACAGTTTGCTAAGTTATTCCAAGATGTAATCGGTCTATGCTTTGAAGTAGATGAGAAGATCTTTGGATCTATGACTAAATCTATTAAAGGAACCGATGACGGTACACCTTACACAATGAAGTACACACCATCTCGTGATATTAAAGGCGAGTATGGCGTAGATGTTCGTTACGGAATTATGTCTGGAATGGATCCTAACCGAGCCATTATCGCATTACTACAAATGCGTTCAGATAAGTTAGTTAGCCGCGACTATGTTCGCAGAGAGATACCATTAGATCTAAATGTTACGCAAGAAGAACAGAGGGTTGACATTGAAGAGATGCGCGATTCTCTTAGGGTTGCTGTTGCTCAGTATGCACAAGCTATACCCGCACTTGCTTCCCAAGGTCAAGACCCAACTCAAATCATTTCTAGAATCGCAGAAGTAATTCAGGGTCGTCAAAAAGGACAATCTCTAGAAGCAGTAATTGAAAAAGCATTTGCACCAGAACCAGTTGCTCCAGTGGAGCCACAACTTCCTGGCGCAGCACAACTTCCAGTAGCAGGTGCGGCCCCCGCCCCTGCCTCGCAGCCAACTCAAGAACAACAAGTCGGTGCGGCCCCTGCTACTGGACAATCTCAACCAGATATAGGTCAACTACTCGCCGCCATTGGCGGAGCATAAGGAGGTGGAAAATGAATAAGGGATCAAGAGCAGCAGCACCAACCGCAAAGCCAACTGAGGGCAAGAATAAGCCAGCAGGAAAAGAAGGCGGAAAAGTGTTCTTCGGATATGCAGCACCAGGCCGTAAAGGTAAGTCAGTAAAGAAGTAAATAATTTAGAAAGGAGCTGGGCGTTATGGATGATGATCTACAGCGCCCAGTTCGTTCATCAGATTTTTTAGTAGTAATAACAGGATTTGCATTAAATTTAATTAGCGCATTTGAAGCGCTTGCAGAAGATCTGCACAATATGAGTATTTATAATTCGCAACAGAAAAGCCAAGAAGCAAAAGTCTGGCAAAGATTTTCACAAGATTTAGAAACTATTAAGGAGAACAAAGATGGCTAGAGGCCCATTAGCAGGAGCATCAGGTCCTGGTAAGTTCTCAAAGAGAACCGATATGGATCT